GTCCAAAAAATTCTATTGAACTCAATGTATGGTGTATTAGGTCTACCAGCATTCCGTTTCTATGATGTGGATAATGCAGAAGCAGTAACCCTAACAGGACAAGTCGTAATTAAAAAGACGGCTGAAATGGCAAATAGAAAATATTGGAAAGAATTAGGAACAACCGATGACTACAATGTTTATATTGATACCGACTCAATTTATATGATGGCAGAACCTTTGGTAAAACATAGATACCCAGAATATAAAACATTTGATGAAAAGAGAATGGCAGTTGAGGTGGACAATATTGCAACCGAAACACAAACATTCTTAAACTCATTTTATGACTTATTGGCAGAGAGATTTTTCTTTATTCCAAAAGACAAACATAGATTTGAGATTAAAAAAGAATATATCAGTAAAGCGGGATTTTGGGTAGCAAAGAAACGATATGCACAATGGATGATTTTGAAAAACGGAATACCTTGTGACAAATTAGATGTGAAAGGATTGGATGTAGTTAGAAGTTCATTCCCTAAAGCATTCCAAAAGTTTATGTCTACAATGTTGAAAGATATTTTAATGGGTAAAGGACATGATTATATTGATGATACCCTATTGACATTTAAGAAAAGTTTACCAACACTACCTGTAAACACAATCGCAAAAGGTGGAGCATTGAAAGAATTGAGTAAATATGATAAGGGAAATTGGAAAACAGGTGATGCAGTAGCAAACTTTGAGAAAGGAACACCTGCACACGTTAAAGCCGGAATAACATACAATAGATTATTAAAATTCTTTAATTGTCCATATAAACATGAACCAATTAGAGATGGTGATAAAGTAAAGTGGGTATATCTCAAAGACAACCCATTGGGATTAGAAACAGTTGCATTCAAAGATTATAATGACCCAAAAGAAATTATGGATTTTGTGGAAACCTATGTAGATAGAAACAAAATATTTGAAGCAGAATTAGAAAACAAATTAGATGACTTTTATAACGCATTGAAGTGGGATAAAGTCACCGCAGATACAAAAACAGCTAAAAAATTCTTTGCATTTTAATATGGATATTTTAAATTATTGGAAACCGGAAACATTTGACATAGCTAGTTTTAAATGGCATTTAAAGGAACGTGTAAATAAAGAAATATTAGGAAATGGTTCCGACATAGGAAGTTGTTATTACACCTTTAATGAATTGGGATTTAGAGGAGACTCACCAAAAAAGAAAGGAACTAGAGTGATGTCCGTTGGATGTTCACATACCGAAGGAATCGGTGTACACAATCATCAAACCTGGTCACATTATTTGACTAGAAGTATGAAATCTGCAGTCGATTTAAATTTGGGAATAAATGGTAGAAGTAATGATTATATAACCAGAGCTGTATTGACTTGGGTTGACTATTTAAATCCTGATATAATATTGGTGATGTATACATATCCACACAAACGTGAATATTATAGAGAAGATTCAAAAATAGAACCATATCATCCAAAACCTTGGGGATATTTTAATGATGATTTAGAAGGAAGACTTAGGTGGTCTAATATGTTAAATGCATCTACAATTGAGGAAGATTATATAAATTGGTATAAAAACCATTTATTGATTACAAACTACTTAAAAGTAAAGGAAATACCATTTATTTGGAATGGAACATTCTTACAAAATGACTATGTTGATGAAAATAGATTTGATGGTGATTATCCATATTTCGAAGAAAAAAATCAATATGCAACTGCACAACAAAATGAGATATATTCCAAAAAACTTTTAAATCATATCAAACAAAATTTTGAAATCTAAAAAATTTATCGTATATTAGTAAAACAAACAATAAAACATGAACAAAAACAATTTATTAAAATTCATTCAAAAGTATTCACTAGGTGGACTTATTGAATCGGTTGCGTGGAACGCAGAAGGAACGAAATTATCAGTTAGATTTATTTCAGACGACAAAACATTATTAGGTGAAGTTGAGTTTAATGCTTACACATCAACACCAATGAATGTTGGTATTTATACAACATCATTATTGAAAAATATGATTGGTGTATTAGATAGTGATTTAACATTGAAAGTTGATAAAGCTGGTGAAAAATCTGTATCATTGAAATTAGCGTCAGACGAAACCGAAACATCATATCAATTAGCTGACTTAGGAGTTATTCCACCTGTACCAGATTTGAAAACATTACCTAATTTTGGTATTTCAATTGATATGGCATCTAATATGATTGACAAATTTATCAAAGCAAAAGGTGCATTGAGTGATGTAGATACTTTCACAATCTTTACCGAAGGTGGTGATTTAAAGATGGCAATTGGTTATTCGTCTATCTCTACAAACAGAGTCACATTTACTGCACAAAAAGATTATGCAGAAACAGTAAAACCAATTTCTTTCTCAGCTAAGTATTTAAAAGAAATCTTAACTGCAAATAAAGAAGCAACTAATGCAAAATTAAAAGTTTCAACAGATGGTTTATCAAATGTTGAATTCCAAATTGATGATTTTGTATGTAAATATTATTTAGTAGAAATCTCAAATTAATAAAATGGCAAAAGAACAATTAGAATTATTTCCAACAGAAGTTGGTTATGAATTATTCCCACAAGACGAATTACAACAACAAGACGTAGGTAGTATTGAAGTCGCAGAAGCACAACCAATAGTAGATGCAGAATGGTGTTTTCAATTTTTTAACAATGAACCAATTGTATTTGCATGGTCAAACGAAGGTGAAGAACCTGCTCCTTTGGTTTTACAACTACAACCAACAGAAGGTGAGGGATTGAATTTTCAACAAAACGGGATGACTTTTAGAGTATTTCCAAGAGAAATTAGTGAAGAAACAAAACAACAAAGAGCAGAACAAAATGCAAGTAAGAATAAAGAAGCTTAGTCCTTCTGCAGTAATTCCAACTTACGCAAAAGATGGTGATGCCGGTATGGATATCATTGCAACAAAAGTAGTAAATGAAAACTTAGGTTCTATTACATATGGAACCGATATTGCAATGGAAATACCTAAAGGATTTGTAGGATTAATTTTTCCTCGTTCATCTATCAGAAAAACAAACTTACAATTGAGTAATTCGGTTGGGGTAGTTGATAGTGGATATAGAGGTGAAATTCAAGCAACATTCAATAAAATACAAGGAATTGATAATATTGAAAGAAATAGTTATAAAGTTGGTGATAGAATTTGTCAAATTATGATTATACCATACCCACCTATTGAATTTAAAGAAGTAGATGAATTAACAAACACCGAAAGAGGCGAAGGCGGATTCGGTTCAACTGGAAAATAATATGAGTTTTTTCGCAAACGATATAAACAAAAGAGAACATAGTTTGTGGGTGGAGAAATACCGTCCACAAACTCTTGCTGACTATGTTGGTAATGAAACCATCAAAGAAACAATTCAGCAGTATTTAGATGCAAACGATATACCACATTTATTGTTGTATGGAAAAGCGGGTACTGGTAAGACCACACTTGCTAAACTAATTGTAAACACAATCAAATGTGACTTTATGATTATCAACGCATCAGATGAAAACAATGTGGATACTGTTAGAACAAAAGTAAAGAACTTCGCATCATCGGTTGGATTTGCAGGTTTCAAAGTAATCATCTTAGATGAGTTTGATTACATGACACCGGGAGCACAAGCTATTTTGAGAAACTTAATGGAAACATTCAGTAAGCATTGTAGGTTTATCTTAACCTGTAATTACATTGAGAAAATCATTGACCCTATTCAAAGTAGATGTCAATCTTTCGCAATCACACCTCCGACTAAAAAAGATGTAGCAGTTCAGGTAGCAAAGATATTAGATGCTGAAAAGATTAAGTTTGAACCAAAGAATATGGCTGATGTGATTAATTCGTATTATCCAGATATTAGAAGAATACTTAATACTTGCCAATTACAATCTGCAAAGGGAGAATTAAAAGTAGACCACAGAATTATGGTTGAGTCAAACTTTGCAAGTAAACTTATTGAGTTATTGAAATCAAATGATGAAAAACGAAATGTGTTTATGGCAACAAGACAGGCCGTAGCAGATAACAAATTAAATGACTACTCCGAAATGTATACAATGTTATACGATAAAGTTGATGAATATGCAACCGGAAATGTAGCAAATGTGATTTTAACTATTGCAGATGGTCTTTCAAAAGATGCATTGGTAGTAGATAAGGAAATCGTATTTATGTCTACAATTATACAAATATTAAACATTATAAAATAAAAAATTATGCAAGAGCAAATGAACCAATTACCACCGAATTTTAACTTAAACGATGCAAGAGATATGGATTGTGAGTGTGGTGGAAAAATATTTTTACCAGCATATAGATTCAAAAAGATATCTCGTTTATTAACAGGTGCACCAAAAGATTCGGTAATGCCTATTGAGTTATATGTGTGTTCAACATGTGGTAAAGCATTAAATGAATTATTACCACAAGAATTACAAGAAACAAAAATCATAGAATAATGGCAGCAAAATTGTTTGACCATATCAATGCAATAACTACCATACAAGACCCGAAGTATTTTGATAAACTATCTGACGAAGATGTTAAGACTTGGAGTAATTTTATGATAAATAGATTTCTATCAATGAAGCCTGAGTGGGTTGAGTTGGTAGCATCTCTATTGCCTTTAACACAAACTTTACAACCAAAAGAAATGTATAAGTTGTATATTAGTGTTATTCCAAAAGGTAAATACTTTTTGAAATATATAAAAGGAAAATCAGAAGATAAATACGAACAATTCATAGTTGACTTATTAAAGAAAGAATACGATTGTTCAGAAAACCAAGCCAATGAATATTTGGAAGTTCTTTATTCAACAAGAGAAGGTAGAGAATATATGAAATATGTTTGTGAAAAATATGGTATAGATAAAAAACAAATAACTAAATTGAAACTTAAGATATAATTTGGTAAATCCAATTATTTGTCTTATATTACAGTTATTATGGCAAGAGTATCATTTTCACAATATAGTATGTGGCATAGTTGTCCACAACAATACAAATTAGCATACATAGATAAGTTAGGTGAATCATCATCAAACATTCATTCAATCTTTGGAACTGCAATGCATGAGACACTCCAAAACTATTTGGAGAAGTGTTTAAGGATATCAAAGTCACAAGCTGACAAAATGATTGACTTAAACGAATATCTAAAAGAAAGAATGAGAGATGCATATCTTAAAGAAACCGAAGGGGAAATAGGAAATACTACAATATGCACCAAAGAAGAAATGGTAGAGTTTTTAGAAGATGGAAATGTCTTATTAGATTGGTTTCAAAAACCCAAAAACTTTAACAAATTCTTTTCGTTAAAACACGATGAGTTGGTAGCAATTGAACAACCTATAAACACAAAGATTTCTGAGAATGTAAACTTTATGGGTTTCATAGATTTAATTATCAGAGATACATTTACAGGTAGATATAGAATCATCGACTTTAAAACTTCTACAAGAGGTTGGAGTAAGTATCAAAAATCAGACCCAGTTAAAAGTGCACAAATCCTATTATACAAAAAGTTCTATGCTGAATTGATTGGTATTTCCGAAGATGTAATTGATGTTGAATTTATTATATTGAAAAGAAAGGTAGAAGTAAGAGAGGATATCCCAACACATAGAATGAGCAAGCATGTACCCGCAAATGGTAAGATATCGGTGAATAAAGCCTGGAAGGGTTTTACCGACTTTGTAGAGAGTGTATTTGACAAAGATGGCAATTATAGAACTGACATAGAATTCCCAAAGAATGCAACCAAACTATGTGAATGGTGTGAGTTTTTTGATAGAGGAATATGTGATAGAGGATTAAAAAATTTAAATTAAACAATATATATTTTAAAAATAAGTTATGGCAAAAAAGAAGATTCTGTTATTATCGGATGACTTAAGAATGGCAAGTGGTATTGCCAATGTTTCCAAACAATTAGTATTAGGAACAGTCGATAAATATGATTGGGTTCAATTGGGAGCTGCAATCAAACATCCAGAAGCTGGTAAAGTTTTAGATTTAAACGATAGTGTTAGAGAACAAACCGGCGTAAAAGATGCAAATGTTAAAATATATCCATTTGATGGTTATGGTAATGCTGATGTAATTCGTCAATTACTAATGGTTGAAAAACCTGATGCAATCTTACACTTTACCGACCCGAGATATTGGATTTGGTTATATGAGATGGAGCATGAAGTTAGACAATCAGTACCTTTATTCTTCTATCACATTTGGGATGATTTACCAGACCCAAAATATAATAGAGATTACTACGAAAGTTGTGATTGGATTGGATGTATTTCAAAACAAACTTATGGTATTACCCGTAGAGTTTGGGGTTGGGATAGAGAAAAACATTGGACGAAACCAGCTGATTGGCAAGTAAGTTATGTACCACATGGTATCAATTCGGACTTATACAAACCAGTAGAAGTTCCACAAGATTTCAAAAATGAAATATTTGGTGATAAAGAATATGAATTTGTTCTTTATTGGAATAATAGAAATATTCGTAGAAAACAACCAATCGATGTTATTTTGGCATTTGATAAATTTGTTGAAGCATTGAGACCAGAGGAAAGAAGTAAAGTGTGTTTATTAATGCATACTCAACCTGTTGAAGAACATGGAACGGATTTACCAAGAACAATTACAGAATGTTGTTCACCTGAAACCAATGTAGTATTTGCACCAAATAGATATTCTGAGGAACAATTAAATTGGTTATATAATATAGGTGATGTGACAATTAATGTGGCATCCAATGAAGGATTTGGTTTAGCAACGGCAGAATCAGTAATGGCAGGAACACCAATTATAGTAACGGTTACAGGTGGTTTACAAGACCAATGTGGATTTAGAGAAAATGGTACAGGTAGATTACTGACCGCAGAAGATTATGTTGAAATTGGTTCTTT